GAAGCGAAAAAAATGTATAGGGAAAATCATTAGTAATATAAATAGTTTTGATAATAAAACTTTTTAAGAATTTGTTTGATGACCTGTAGGGTAGCTAAGTAAGACGCGGGTTCGATTCCCGCCCGTTCCACCAAGGAATCATAAATGAAAAAAACGATTATTGGTGATTCGTTGAAGGGACGGCAATGGTATTCGATTGCTAGTAAGAGTAACAGAGAGAACAAATAGGGTGCTGACCCACAGCAAACAATCTAATCGCAAACAATGACGATTATACACCTGCATATTCTTACGCACTTGCTGCGTAGAATATAGCCGAGTTAGAGGGGTAATACTTTCGGGGAGTCGCTTGGGAACAGAAGAACTCCCCTCCATAATGAAAGAAAAAATGGCAGAAAAAACACAACATGAATCTACTAGATCTGGCCGGATTAATTTAACTAGAAACAGATTCGAATATAATATAGTGAGGGGCGATGTTCCTCCTTATTATTTTGATAATGGTTCTTGGGAAAATGAAACTGGTATGAGTTATAGAAATTTCGATTTACCATATGGCGCGGGGAGTTGCAAAGTTTCTTGGCCTAATGGTGTATTTCAATTTGAATGGAGGTAATATAGCAACTTATAAAAATGAAGATCCATGTGAATTTATCTATAGTATAACTGCAGTAGAAAAAGTTGTTGATGGAGATACTATTGATGCAGTTTTTGATTTGGGCTTCGATGTACGAATATGCAATAGAATTCGCCTGCTCGGAATTGACACTCCCGAATCACGAACGCGAGATTTAGAAGAAAAGTTTTATGGAAAATTATCCTCTGCAGCACTCAAATCATGGGTGCATTGGGCAGTATTGTCAGACAGAGATGATATTGAAATTCAATGTAGATGTCCAGAATCAGATAGCAGAGGTAAGTTCGGCAGAGTATTAGGTGAACTTTGGATTAACTGTACTGAAGATGGACATGAGTTTGGTGGATGGACAAACATAAATAAATGGATGTGTGAAAGTGGTTATGCCGTTGGATATCATGGACAGAACAAAGATGACGTTAAAGATGAACATTGGAAAAATCGTCTACTTTTAGAAGAACAGGGAGTTCATGAGCTGTTACAATGGGATGAAAACTAATGGCCAAAATACAAATACATAAACCAAAAATAAAAATACCAAAAAATATCAAGAAGTCAAGACAAAGTGATAGCAAAGTGAATACTGCTAAAGAAATGATAAACGCTTCAGAAGAAGCATTGTGGGGGAAAGATCCTGTGGAAGCTCTAAAATTTGAACGAATAGAACTTAGAAAGAGGATGAATTGGGTTGCCCGATTTTCTCTTTCTTTAATTGCAATGGGAACATTTTTAATTTTGTTATATTTGTTGTTTTTTTCAGATCTCAAAGATGGTCATCGCGATCTAATTAATATTTTAGTTGGTGCCTATGTTGGTGTGCTAGCTAAGTCAACAGATTATTGGTTCAAAGATAAAGATGATGCTGAGGATAAAGAATCTCAGCAACTTCACAACAATAATATACCACCAGCAGTAGTAAATGGAGAAAAAGAAAATGGCTGACTTTAATGATTTTGGATTTAGTACGGTCAGCGAAGACGAGTACAAAGCCCAACAAACTACTGAGGTTAACACAGCGAAGGCCGTAGTTTCTACTGCCACTGCTAGTATGAAACCTGAGTTAGAAAAAATAGAATCTAAGATTGCAGGACTCACGGATAGTATGAGAGTCCTGAGTGATGAAATGGCAGACAGAAAAGAAGAGCTCAACGATAAGTGGAGTGCCAGAATGAATCAAGTAGAAGAGTTGATTCTTCCACTTCTCAAGAATCTTGCGAAAGATGGAGACAAGAGAGAATGGATTAAGTGGCCTGGTAGGACTGACATTCTTAACAAACAGATTGATGCAATCACAGCAGTTACTAGAGGAGATTTTTGATTCAACTTACCGAAAGAGCAGCAAGAAATTTTAGGCGAATTCGTGAAGATGAAGAATTAGAAAATGATGTTCCACTACGAGTAGCAGTTAAGGGTGGTGGTTGTGCTGGGTATGAATATGTACTTACGTTTGATAATCCAAACAAGCGTGACTTGACATTTGAATCAAATGGTGTTACAATAGTAGTAGATAAGAAAAGTCATATTGTTATTGATGGTCTTGAAATTGAGTGGTCTACTGATCTCTCAGCACCAGGCCCAAGATTCCAAAATCCAAGAGCAGCTTCAACGTGTGGTTGTTCTACTAGTTTTTCAATTAAATCATTAGAGTTTGAAAACCCTGTATGGATGAAGAACTAAAAAGTGGCATGTTTAAGAGTACCATATTTTCCAGACCCCGATTATACTTTTAAAACCACATATACAAAAAGACTTAAAAATGGTAATATGATTTGGATTATACAAATAATTTCAAACAAAAAATATTCTAAAGGATAAACCATTATATGGCATATTCAGAAAAAGTATTGGAGCATTATGAAAAACCCAAAAATATTGGAAGTCTGGATCGCGGGCGTGATGATGTCGGTACTGGTCTTGTGGGTGCTCCAGAGTGTGGGGATGTTATGAAACTACAGATACAGGTAGATGACGATAATAAAATCATTGATGCAAAGTTTAAGACATTTGGTTGTGGAAGTGCTATAGCTGCAAGTTCACTCGCAACAGAGTGGATTAAGAATAAAACGGTAGATGAGGCTAGTATGATACAGAATACAGAGATAGTAGAAGAACTATCTTTACCACCAGTTAAAATACATTGTTCAGTTCTTGCAGAAGATGCAATCAAAGCAGCAATAAAAGATTATAAAAGTAAACAATCTACAATTTAAAGGTATATGATGTCGCTACAAACTCAAACAGCTAAAGAGTTTTTTGTGAAAATTCAAGATATTGTAACTGATACTAGTATGAGTTACATGGACGCGGTTCTCTATTATTGTGAATCAAATAATATGGAGCCGGAAACTGCTGGTAGTTTAATTAATGGTAAACTCAAGCAAAGAATTCGGGAGGAAGCTGAAGAACTCAACTTCCTTCCTAAAACCGCACGTCTTCCCATTTGAAAGGGGGGTTGACAAATATTAAAATATATGTTATAATACAATTATACACTGCAAAAACAAACTATACATTGCTAAACACTAATACGAAAGGTAGAATATGTCTTTTTCAGATATGAAACAACGCAGTAAATCTAACCTCGCGTCTCTAATCAAAGAGACTGAGAAAATATCCAATCCAAATACATTCGGTGAAGCTGATGATCGTTACTGGCGTCCAGAGTTGGACAAGTCAGGTAATGGTTACGCTATTATCCGATTCCTACCAGCACCAGAAGGTGAAGACTTACCTTGGGCAAGAATCTGGAATCATGGATTTCAGGGGCCCGGTGGCTGGTACATCGAAAACTCTTTGACTACTCTTGGTCAAAAAGATCCAGTAAGTGAACACAATTCCACACTTTGGAATTCTGGTATTGAGGCAAACAAAGAGGTTGCCCGTAAACAGAAACGAAGATTGAATTACACATCTAATGTGTATATCCTCAAAGACCCAGCTCATCCTGAGAATGAAGGTCAAGTTAAACTTTATCGTTTCGGTAAGAAAATCTTTGACAAGATTAATGACCTAATGAATCCAGAGTTTGAAGATGAGAGTCCAGTAAACCCATTTGACCTTTGGGCTGGTGCAAACTTTAAGATGAAGATTCGTAAAATAGAAGGTTATTCTAATTACGATAAGTCTGAGTTTGAAGCTCCTAGTGCACTTCTTGAAGATGAAGCTCGTCTGGAAGAAATCTGGAAGTCGGAAAGCTCTTTGAAAGAGTTGGTGAGTGAAGATAAGTTCAAAACATTTGATGAACTCAAAACTAAACTGGAACGTGTTCTTGGTTTGGGTAGCGAGTTCTCTCCTACACCTAAGTCTGTAGATGTTCCATTTGATGGTGGTAAACCTTATACGGCTCCACCTAAACCAGCGGTTGAATCAACCAATGATGGTGATGAGTCTATGGATTATTTTCAGAAATTAGCTCAAGAAGCTTAATCAATTAAAACTAGTGGGAGCTGAATAAGTTCTCACTAGCTATTCTGTAACGCCCTCAATGTGGACTCATTAGTTCTCGTAGCTTCAGGTACAGAAACCGATGTTGATTGACTACTTCGCATACTATTATCTACATTATTATTATTGTTTACGATAATTGGAGCTCCACCACCCACTCCTGCCAATGCATTTTCTTGTGACTTATTAACAAGGTCTAGTGATTTTTTAAATGCTGCTACAGCCGCATTGTCCAGAACCATTTCCCCTTGATGTAATTGAAATATTCCCGCACTTTTTG